CAAACTTAAGCAGTCCATTGTAAGACCCACAATGGGTATACAGGAGGGCTACAAGAAGGCTTTTGGCATGGCGCAACAAAACGCCGGCTCTCGTTACATGAGTAACCAGAGGGCGATAGAGCAGGGCATCGAGCAGAGCGGGGCTGACCTACTCGGCACGGCTAGTCAGAGCGCTACGAGCACCGGGGATATGCAGGCCATTTTGAAAAAGGTGTCCGAGGACATCACCAAGGCGAAGGGTAACCTCGGCATGCAGGCAGCTACCGACTACGAGAGGAGACAATTAGCGTTGCAGCAAGCCTACCAGACAATGGGTGGCCTTGAGCAGAACGCATGGGACTACAACACCAGACAGAAGTATGACGACGACGCGGCAGCTGCTGCTGCACTTCAGACGGCCGCTTATACAAACAAGGCCCGTGCTTTGCAGGGATTTGGGCAGGCAGCTGGCCAGTTTTTGGCTTCAGATGCGGCGGGTGATCTTTTCAACAAAATTGGCTCTGGCAGAAGGTCTAGTGAAAAAGTTAGAAACCAGGTAGACGCCATGAATGGTATTAGTGGAAGTGTTGACGATCAAAGTATTGATCCGGTCGGATACGTTGCCCCGCCTAACCTAACAGATAGCCAGATGCTCGACATCACTGGCCTGCGGGACACAAGCCTGACCACACAGGCCAAAACCCAAGAGGGTTCGGTTGGAACCGCGGATCGTTCTCAGATATCGACGAAGCTGTTGCCAACATTTCAATGTGGGATGCAGAACCTGAGACCACAATCTATTTTTCTGTTGGTGCGTTTGCAAACAACAGAGTTGCTCGACCGGATGGTCGTGAAAAGATCGAACGTAAACAAGTGCAAGCCACTTGGTTCAAAGCCTTAGCACTCGACTTGGACATTGGCAGTAAGACGCCTTACGCTACGAAGGCTGAAGGTATGAAGGCGATGATGCCTGCGCTTGCGGCTATTGGTATGCCAGACCCCATGGTGATTTCATCCGGCAACGGCGTGCACTTGTATTGGCCACTCACACAAGCTGTGAGCAAAGAACACTGGGAGAAAGCCTCCATTGCATTTCGCATTGCATTGGAAGAACAGGGAGTTGTAATTGACACATCAAAGATTCATGACCCATCTATGGTGCTCCGTCCCGTCGGCACGCATCATAAGAAGCAACAGCCATGGAAGGAAGTCAAGTGTGTTGCGGACTGCCCAGACTACGATCCTGCTTCGCTCTTCACGATCCTCAAGCCTTGGTTCAATAAAGGCCCTGCGGCAAAGAAAGCAACGGCGTCCCGTAAAGGTGGTAAGTCTTCGATCCTCGATGCAGTACTTAACTCAAACGACGTCAACCTTGATGCTGTTGCCTCGCGTTGTAATCAAGTTGCTGCTCTTGTCAATAGTGGTGGTCTGCTCGATGCTGCAGGTCGTGGAGTCGATGAACCTTTATGGCGGGCTTCGCTAGGCTTAGCCAAGCATTGCACCGATGTCAAAGAAGCTGTCATCAAGATCGCAGGTAAGCACCCTGATTTTGATCTCGATACAAGCATGGCCAAGCTCGATGGTTGGAAGGGAACTGGCCCTACGACGTGCGCGAAGTTTGAGCAATTCTGTGCGAAGGGTTGCGAGGGATGCCCAAGCCGTGGGAACATTACAAGCCCTGCGCAGTTATCTGTTGTAACTGAGATTGAAGTTGTTACTGAGGCAGGCGAAGAGTTCACGTTCACACTGCCCAAGGGCTATGCGATTCAGAACAACAACATCATGCGCGAGGTCAAGACTGAAATCACAACGACCGATGCAAACGGCAACGAAGTCGCGCAAGAGGTCATTGAGTTCGACCACGTCAGCCCATATGAGATGCACATCACTGGTGTGTACCATGACCCTGCGAGTCGCAAGTCTGCGTTCAGGTTGTTGACCAAATACCCGATGACTGGGTGGAAGGAAACCGAACACGAGATTGTTGTGCTTGCATCAATCGGCAAGGACTTCTCAGGGTTCTTATTGAACCAACAAATCTACATCAAGAACGCAGGACAACAGGAAAAAGTACGGAGCTATTTAATGGACTATTTATCTATGGTGCAACAACAAGCGCCCACAGGTTTGGACTTCATCAACTTCGGTTGGCAAGAGGATGGATCGTTTATGTGCGGCCAAACAATTCTTGGCTCAAGCATTGGTGCAACAGACACACGTCTGCGTGGCCCTGCCGCTACCTACGCTAAGCTCATTGGCCCGCATGGTGAACGCTCTGAGTTTGTTCGTGCAATGGACATGCTGAACTTGCCCGGCACTGATAACATTCGTGCGTCACTGTTGACTGGAACCGTTGGCATCCTTGGTCAAGTGGCGGGTAACGCTACAGCCATCGTATCAGTTTACTCTGACCAAACAACAACTGGTAAGTCTCTGTCAATCATTGCTGTTAATAGTTTGATTGGTAAGCCGAAGGAACTGTTCCTGAACAAACAGGACTCAGCAAATGCTTTCTATGGGATTCGTGGCACGCTGAATAGCTTGCCTTGCTGTCTCGATGAAGTCACGGTAGCAGACGACGAGGCTATGGCAGACATGGCTTACACGTTGAGCTCAGGCCGTGAAAAAATTACCATGACAAAAGATCGTGAGTTGCGTAAGCCTGCTACATGGTGCGGGCCAACTCACATGTCATCTAACTATTCGCTGTACAACAAATTCGAAAACGCGCGTTCAGGCAATGACCCGTTGAAGGCGCGTTGCTTAGAGTTCCATCAACACGATCGTTTGTTTGTCGCAACACGTGAAGACGGGCTTAGCAATGGCTCTGACTTCTTTGCCTTGCTTGAGAAGAACAACGGATGGGCATTCCCTGAGCTTGTGCAAGTGGTGCTCGACAAGGGTGGCCCAGAACCTGTGTGGAAGTGGGCTGAGGCATCGTTCAATAAAGAATTCGGTTTTCTGTTCGAGCCGCAGGAACGCTTCTACAGAACGCTACTCATTGCATCATGGGGCATGGGACGCATTGGACAGGCTCTGGGCTTGTTCCCGTTCGACATCAAGGCAACCATTGAGTATATGATTGAGCGCGTTAAGCAGACTCGTCAGGCGGCCATCGACAGTAAGTCTGACGTGTTCGACACCATTGGCCAATTCCTGATGGAGCACAACGATCGCTTGGTGCATTGCACAGAGGTGTACGGCTCAGGCAAAGAACAGGTGACTCAACCCGCTCCAGACAAAGCTGTTGCACGTATCAAGGTTGTCTATGATGCAAAGACCCCGGTCATGCCCGGTAGCGTGGCGGCGCTTAACTTGGCATTGTTCAGGGCATGGCTCAACAGAACCAGTGACAGCCTTGATCGTATTGAGCGTGAGTTGCAGGCCAACGGTGCTTTGATCTCCAAGCGCGAGCGTGTGACTGTATTCAAGGGATGCAAAGACAGAAGCCCCGGCCAGACTCACTGCTTAATGGTGAATCTGAACCATCCTCGTTTCGTGTCGACGCTGACCGGCACAGCATTCAGAGAACAAAGCCCTGTGCTACTGGCTGTTCTAAATGGCGCGGCTGTGGGACAATAAGCAATCTTTTGTGAGGACAACTATCATGCCACGTGACTACAAGAAAGAGTACGCCAACTACCAAGGCAAACCTGAACAGATCGCTAACCGAGCTGAGCGTAACGCGGCACGTCGGCATATGGAAAAGAAAGGCGTCGTCCGCAAGGGCGATGGCCTCGACGTCGATCATAAGAAGCCCATTGCGAAGGGCGGTGGAAATGGCGGAGGTAACCTCCGCGCAGTTCCTAAGTCTGCGAATCGTTCGTTTGCACGAACACGTTCAGCAGGAATGAAGTAATTACTTCTTGGCCTTGGGCTTAGCGCCCTTGGCTTTGTCATGGGCTACCATTTTCTTGGCAGCTTTGACTTCAATACCTAGCTTCTTGGCAAAGCTGGGATTGTGCGCAGCGGCCCGCATAGTGCGGGCTTGTTTCTCAGATGTAAATGGCATTACTTCTTACCCTTCATTGCACAGGCACCCATCTTGGCGCACTTGGCAGGGTTGGGGCAACCGGCACATGGTTTGAATGGTGCAGGCTTCTTAGCTTTGTTTGTGGCTGTGCGGCCACCGCGCATTGGCATTTCTCTCATGGTGTTCTCACTTCATCTTAGAGGTTGATTTCTTACCTTCGTGCTTCTTCTCCATAGCGGCGTAAGCCTTTTTGTTAGGAGCCATCTTTTTCTCTTTAGCTTCCATCGCTTTGGACTCGCCTTTGCCGAATGGGTTCATTTTCTTTGTAGCCATAGTTTTCCC